GTTGATAACTTGCGCTGGGGTTTTTAGATGGGCCGTTAGCTCCTGGAATTGATGGCCCCATTCCAAAGGACGCTTTTTCAACATGGGTAACGCCTGTAGGATGTAAGTCTGCAATATAGTCTGTTCCATCTTGACTAAACCACATCTTCTTACCATCATTTGATACCTGTTTAATGATAGGTGTGAGATATCCTTTAGATACTATTCCTTCCACCCAATTTTGCGGTTCCTTGTTAACATCCACCGTTTTAGTAGGGTCTAAATCATCCTTTCTAGCATCCGCATACTTATCCAAATCATCGGCATCCCTATTCTTCTTCGGATGTGGGCTACCCATATCATTATAGATGAAATCCTTAGCCTGACCACCTTTCAAAGGAGCAAACTCCATCATCTGCATGGGCATAGGAGGTATCGGTTGTGCTTCTGGGGATTCTCCCCCGCCTGGAGCGGCCCCAGTGCGTCCAGGGGCAGGATTCACGCCCTCAGGAGGCGCAGGAGGTTGCCCAGGCTGTTGACCTGATTGTGCTTGCTGTGCCATCATTTGCTGTTGCTGTTCCATCTGTTCCATTTGCTGTTTTTGCTGGTCTATTGCCATATCCATCTGTTCACCCTGTTTCTCCATCATGTTAACAGGTTTACCAAATATCATGAATTCAGCATCTTCCACAGGAACGCCATCATCCTTCAAACGTATCTCAAAGCCCAATGCAATGAATTGATTGGCTATTTGAGCCTTTTGCTGCGAGAAGCTAATACGAGTTGCTTCAGCCTTCTCTTCAGGATTGGGTAATTTCAAGCCCCAATCAGTTATTCCAAATGCTTCCAAAATCTGAGGGAAAACCTTCTCATGAAACAGTCTCTGGTCACCCTCAACCACACGACTCATGACTACTAATTGCTGCGTTTGGGTAGAGAGGCCACCAAAGGCTTCAGGCGCACCCTGCCAAGCAGGAGTTACGCCCCACATAGCTGCAATCCGTTCCCGTATTTCGCTTCTAACAGGCAAATAATCCATTTCATTTAGTGTATGGAACAAACGTACCATATCCACTCTTCCTCGATTATTACGGGAAGATACAGCTATCATTGGAATATAGTTAGGGTCAAGGCGTGTCTGTGCAGCAATTTGCTGCCTTTCCCTGCGTAGAGATTCGGGGTCATCTGTAAAGACCATCATCATAGATGCTGGCATTTTTCTTTCAAAGAAATATCTATATAGGTTTTTATCCATACCTATTAACGTAAGAGCTTTTTCAAAAATAGTTAGGATTGGACTCCATCCATATGTCTCACTAGGAGAAAACTTCGATAGATGGATAATTTCCCCATCCAACATGAAAATATGTTGGTTCCGATGATAATACTTATACATTACAGGTTGTAATTTAAGATTACAGTCTTTGTTTCCACAATCACCGGGGTCTTCCTTAACCTCATCTCGATGGATGGGGCATAAGAAATGGGCATTTTTAGGCAATCCCGCCGCATCCAAATCAAATTCTACTAAAGCTGGGTTCAAGCGTCTAATTTCATTAACTTTAGATTTAATACTATCATCTTCATCCTTTTTATATTCTTTAACTAGATATAAAAACGCATCATCAATAGCATTTAAGTCAAAGTGGAATTGGCGCATCACTTCTTCTAATGATTGGTCAAATATATTGCAATCATCCATAAATTTCACAAGACGTTTCTTTTGTTCAGCGTCTGGATTTTCTACTAAAGGCACCCATTCGATACCTCTCCTGAATACTTCACCTGTTATATGCTGTAAAGGAGAACGTACTTCTTCAATGGAATATGCCAACATCTGTAAGTCCATTACAAGCTGTTGACGATAAGCCATTTGATGGCGTACCCATGTATTAACTACATGGTCTAGACCAATGGTAGGGGCACGTCCAGTTTCCCCATTCCCAGACTTCATTAAATCTAAGAAGTTTATCTGTTCATTCAAATTAATGACCGTTTGGGCTAATTTGGGCACCTCAGGTAGATAATCCTGTAGTCTCATAAATTAATCCTTTGTCAAGTTCTCTATATCTGACATACTTGTAAGTTTAAGAAGCGTTTGCATTGCCATTTCTTTTAGCAGATACCCCTCAGATTTAGGTTTTTGAGGTACTGGAGCAACCGCAGGGGGTTGTTGCTTTAATTGGATTTCTAAAGACACTATTTCAGCCTGCAAGAGGTCATTTGTCTCTTGCAATTCAGGATTTTCCCCAAAATTAGCATTTTGCAAAACTCCTAATCTAGCTGCCTCTTTCACTATCGCTATAAATGCCCCTTCAGTGATAACTGTAACCGATTTACTAGTATCTTCAACCTCATCTTCTGGCCCTAAACTTTTTAAATCTTCATGCCATGTGTCTAAAATACGCCAGGTATTAGTAACATCATCCCGATTAGCTGTATATTGAACTTCCCTATCTTTTAAGAACATTCCTACCATAATACCCCTCCTACTTTACTTCTCTAGTATATTATACATGGAAACGCGAATTTTTTACGAAATCTTACATGCACTCCATCCGCATACCTTACATGTCTCACAGCCACTTTCCTGGACAATCCAAGGTAATTCACAACCACATTTCGTAATTTCTTCTTCTAAATGTCCTGCCACCAAAACCTCTTTTTCCCTACTGCCATTACGATATACTGTAATACCTTTGCATTCTTGTTCCCACGCCGTCATATAAGCGTTAAATACATCATCTAAAGTAGCGTTTGAAGCAAAATTAATGGTTTTAGAAATACCAGAATCTACATATTTTTGAAAAGCAGCTTGCATGAACACATGGTCTTCAGGCGAAATATCCTGAGATGTTACATAAACATCTTTAACCCAATCAGGCACATCATCCCGTTCCTGCAAAGAGCCACCAGAGGCCAAGTAAAGCATAAGGCCTTCAGAATAGAAACCATTTTCTTTCGCATCCCTTTCAAAATTCTCATTACTATAGAATAAGGTCTGACCTTCCAATATATTTTGTTTACGCCACGCCAAAGCAAATAAAGGTTCAATTCCACTTGTACACCCCGCAATCATAGAAATAGTGCCAGTAGGGGCTACCGTCAAACGACAAGCGTTCCTATAATTTTCTTGAATCTTATAGCTACTTTGTTCCCAAGCAGGAAAAGTTCCTCTAAGCGCACCTAATTCTAATGATTTAATGCTTGCCATGTGATTGATAAACCGCATAAGTTCATCCCCAACTTCTCGTGCCTCTTCCGAATTATACGGAATTCTTAATTTAATCAATAAATCAGCAAACCCCATAACACCCAACCCAATTTTACGGGTTGCCCTTGTCATTTCTGCAATCTCAGGAATACTATATTCATTCGCATCAATCACATTATCTAGAAAATGGACAGCATGACGAATTACCTGTTGAAGTCTATCCCAATCAATATGAGATTCCCACTTTCCAGGCCCAGCGTAGGGGTATACAAATTTTGCAACATTAATTGACCCCAAATTACAGCTTTCATACCCCAAAAGAGGTTGTTCTCCGCAAGGATTCGTTGCAATCATATCCCCATATTTCTCGCTAACTTTATTATCTGCGTTAATCCTATCTAGGAATACCATCCCAGGTTCCCCATTACGCCAAGCCCCCTGGACAATCTTTAAAAAGACTTCCCTGGCATTCAAGGTGCTGACAGGTAAGCCTGTCGTTGGGTCATTCAAGACATACTCCTGGTCTAATTTAACGGAATGCATAAATGCCGTATCAACAGCAACAGAAATATTAAAATTATGGATATCACCCTCTTCTTTTTTGCAATCAATGAACTCTAAAATATCTGGGTGACGGACACTCATAACCGCCATGTTAGCCCCGTCACGCTTACCCCCTTGGGTTATCATGCTAGATACCCTAGACAGAGTTTTAAGCACCTCTATGGGGCCACAGGCAACGCCATGAGTAGATTGAATCTTAGCACCCTTAGGCCTAATTTTAGAAAGTGCAAAGCCTGTGCCACCACCGAATTTCTGTACCATAGCAGCATCTGTGGCAGCTTTCATAATCTGTTCCATACTATCTTCTAACGGTAAAACAAAACAAGCTGACAAGGTACCTTGGGCTGTTCCCGCATTCATTAACGTAGGAGAATTTGGTAAAAACTCCAACTTCTGCATAATTTCAAAAAAGTTTTGTTCTAACGAAGTTACTTCAGAATGTAATACCTCATATTGGTAATCTACTTCAGCTATAGCCTTCGCCACCCTCCAAAATAATTGTGTTGAATCCTCTATAAGTTCGCCATTAGTGTCTTTTAAAAAATAACGGTGAGCTAAAATGGTTTCCGCTTGTTCAGAAATACGTGTGTCTATCAATCTCCTACCCCCTATGTCCACAATATATACAAAGTTTACGTTCTGGTACCCAAAATTCTGGTTTGCAAATACTTTCTTCACAAGAAGGATTTGGACAATCTGCCATCGTTAAACCTTGGTTCATTGAACTACTATAATCCATCTTGATGCCTCCTGGCAACGCCATTTCCTAAGCTGGGTCAAGATTTACATCTACAATACTGGGTGGTTCCCCTGTTTCCTTCATCTCTGCTGGGTCTTCTGGGTCAAGAAATCCTTGTAGATTCCCTAAATTAGTAAAGCCGAAATGTCCTGTTTCCCAAGAAGCGAGTAAAGCCATGCCAATAGAAAAGAAAGAATCCCCATGCCCCATAGGAGTATCAGGAGCCTTTAACTCATTACTAACTGTGAGAATCTGCTGTTTCTGCCTATCATCTTTAAGGAGCTTCAATTTCCCTGATAGCACATATTCTTCAAAAATTTGTGCCATTGTGTTCTTAGATTTAACAGTAAAGGTTAATGGGTGCCATCGGTAATCCAAACCCCTATCTTCTAACTCCCCCCGTGTGTTGTCTACATATCCTTTATCAATATCGAAATTCTCAGCTACCTCATTTAAGAACTCTATTTGGTCAGAATAGTTCCACCCATCCAACCAAGATTGATGAAGTTGACGGCATGTATCTCCAACCCGTTCAAATATAACTAAGTGAGAGGGGTGGCGTTTTTTACCAACATCGAACCCAGCAAAAATAAAAGAGTCCTCCTGTTTCCTATATTTACGAGTTGAGGGAACCTCCCGTAAAGTCTCATCTTCACAATTCGTAATATCTTCGTCATTAAAGTAGGATTCAGTAGCGAAGTGTGGAACCAATAAAAACTCTGACGCAAAGGATTTTGGCCTAGCTTTTTGTTGTTGCAAAAGCCAATCCTCACCATATAACTCAGGCATTAGCACCCTGCGCCCAGGAACGGGGTCAAGGGCTGGCAATACTCTAGACATGAAACGCTCATCTTTCTGTAGATTAGCAAGCAAATCTCCAGGCATCATAGGGGTGCCTAATACTATGACAGGGACACCCTTCAAAGGAATAAACAAAGACTCAGTTAAGAAATGGTCTTCAACCTTTGTTACCTGTCCAATATTCAAAGGGTTTTCAGGGTCACGGAGAATATCATCTGCGATTAATGCACCATTAACATGCATACCCCGCTTAAATGAAAAAAGACCCCCGTGCATAATATTCATGGGCTTATTGTTAATCAGATATCTAGCTGTAAAGTCAGCTTTGGGGGTACGGTTATCCATCCAGTCCACTAGTTGGGGGTTCCTAGCAATGGCTTTATTAATCTCAGAGATGTGGTAACGGGCCATTCCATCACTATAAGATAAGTACAGCACAGAACAGTCTCTAGGGGCCGTTAAGAGTCTCCACACGCTAAAGGCGTGACCCAATATAGTACTTTTGAAATGGAAGCGTGGGAGAACGGCACAATAATTTAACCCTTTTTGCATACACTCTTCAATGTCTTCAGCCACTATCCCAACATGCCAGGCATTAAAGTATTCTGGGTTGTCAAAACTTTGTGACCATATATTGACAAGAAACTCATGGAATGACCCTACCTTGGCCTTTCCAGATGTTAGTAATCCTGTTGCTAGTCTATCAAATGCATCATTAAAAGTAGTTATTTCTTGTGTCATGAAAGTGCTGGCTCCTCAGTTTGTATTAATGCCTTTAATCGCCCCGCTATTCGCTTTAATGTATCCTCATCATTAATTTCTTCTACCAAGACGCTCAATACATTTTGTACAAACTGAAGATTAATCATTCCTTTAATGACTTCTCGCTCTCCTTTCATACTCATATCTAGAGCTTTAGCAGCCTCGGATGCCTTATCAAAATTTAGATGTTCTAATTCATGCCCCGCTTTATGACGCATGGATTCATAGGTATCTAGATGTTCCTGCTGAGTTCTTGCAAATCGTTGACCCTCGGTTTCTTTTATTTTATTAAGCGCATCAGTACGAACTTCTACCTGATGAACGCCCCAATCCCCTTCTCTTGCCCACAAATAAATCGTGGATGGTTTCACTTCAATGGTAAAATCCTCCCACAGCATCTCCGCAATCTCTCTAGCAGATTTATCCCCTTTAATATATAACCCTAAAGCTTTCTCCTTTATTTCAGGAGGGAATTGCTTTGGCATTTTAATACTCCCTAATATCTGGGGAACTCAAGCCCCTTCTAGGTGCCTTATCATCTTGCCCCCAGTTAGAAGGGATGTCAAATGACGGGTCTTCGGGATGCTGAGATTCAATACTACCTCCATAAGGAGTTCCATTTGACTGCAACAACCCCGCAAAATCCATACGGCCAGTTTTCTTTACCGCAGAAGTAAAGCATTCGGGTTTACCATTGGTATACTTTAAACCTATCTCTTGACGAGTACACAACCCTCTCCAAACCCCTGCATCTTTACCTAAAGGTTGATACCCACGCTTATTCAATAACTTACCAGTTGTTCGTTGAGTATCTTCCACTTGAGTATTATGCTTACACCCAAAATAGTCACACCAAACCACTACCCCATACTGCTTTTTAAATTCTTGGGCTGTCATGCCCTTAGGTAGTTTATCCACATACTCTACGCTAGTCTCGGTCTTCCCTTTCATATAAAACGATAAACTCATATTTCCTCCCCCGTTATCTCATTTCGACACCATAAGGCTACACAAGCTGCGTCGGCCCAATCCTGTTCTGCAAATTGCGTGTGCCAAAAAATGTTAGCATACTCTAAAATATCACTTTTAGATGCGTTTCCTCGGCCCACAGTATACTTCTTCCATGTTTTATTTTGGACTAGCTGGCAACCTAATTTATGTAATGCACAGATAAACTTAGTTGCATATACCACAGCAGCAATTTGCATAGTTGTCCGTGGGTTCTGAATAAAAATGGGGGCTTCTACAGCCACCCATAATGGAGTATACCTTTCTATTATTATACTTAACTCTGCGTAAAAGTTAGCCAAAAAATCCACGAATCTGGAGTCAAAATCCTTAATTGGAGATATCCATTTTATTGTTTCTTGCAAAACTCCAGCATGATTAATGATGGTGCCATGTACTCCCTTGCTAGAACAATCTAATCCCAAATAATACCTATCCATAATTAACTCCTGGGGAAATACGGAGAGCCACAATCCTTGAAACTGTATGATAAGCTGATGTATATGCACTTAAGACTCCAGCCATTTTCACATAAACAGCTTCCTGTTCAATAATTTCTCTACTCAATTCCCGAAGTTGGGGATAGTTGGTTAACGCCGCCCCACGAACCTCATCTCTAGTTAACTTTTTCTTACCATCGGATTCCCTATCCTCTGCCATTTTATACCCAGCAGTTGCATAGCCCTCATCAAAAGCCGCTTTTAAGGCATTCTTAGCAGCTTCTATATCAGCTACCCTAGACTCTAAATAAGCTTTATACCCCCCATACAAGGTTAAAAACTCTTCTAAAGTCTTAGCATCTGCATTCATTAGATTGGCAAATTCTAAATTAGGTTGTTCACTCAAATCCGTTTTAAACGGAGGAACCATTAAATCATCTATAACTCTATTCGCTTTCCCCAACGCTTTCATTGGTGTCCACTTCTCTACCATTATCATCCTCCTCATATTTCCTACAAGCACACCATACTGCCCCCGTACAACTTTCGGGGATTGATATAGCGTCCTGTATTTCCTTACATCGCTTCACTAAAGCATTCCATTCTTTTGCGCTTCGCTTCACCTTAAAGGCTTTTAGTTTCTGGTCATTCTTATTTTCATATAACACGATACCATATGCCTTATCCAAGAGTTGCATATAGATTTGTAATTGTAGAGCATGTTCTGGCTTAGGT